TTGTATGTGGAAAAGGTAGGTGAGTGTATGGCAAATCTAAATAGCATTGCTAAAAAGTTACAGAAAGCAATACTGCAAAAAGGATTAGTTATAAAGATGGGGACAAGTCAGTTTTATTCCATAGAGCAAAATAGACTTATCACCATGTACATCCTATCTACCAGAGTATTAGAGCGAAAGAAAAACGGGGAATGGAAATATTATGATTATGAAATTATCCGAACAGCATCACAGATAGAGATTGTAAATTGTTTAAATGATATATGGAGGGTGGTGAAAGAATGATTGAGACTTATGCGGAAACAATAGAAAACATGATTAAAGAAGAAATGCAGAAGAAACTCAGTGACATGATTACAAAGAATGAAAAGCTGAAAGAAAAGAATGAAAAGCTGAAAGAAAAGAATGAGTATCTGCAAAAAGAGGTAGAAGACGCAAAAGCTGTCGGAGAACGGGCACTGTGCGAAGTGCAGGAACTTATTGCAAAGAATAAGAGACTGGTAGAAGAACACAACAGACAGAATGGAACAATACAGGCACTTAACATTGCACTGGATGTCATTACAGACAGATACAGTAACCTCAGAAAGAAACTGTGTAGAACGGGCAAGGGCGGTGAGTAGCATGGATGGATATATGGAAGAGGGTGGGTAGATGCCGAAAGGAAAAGAACTCACTCCGAAACAGAAAGCGTTTTGCGATGAATATCTGACAGATCTGAACGGGGCAAGAGCTTATAAAGCAGTGTATAAAAGCATAAAAAACGATGCGACAGCTAGGGCGAACGCAAGCAGAGTGCTAACAAATGCTAACGTAAAAGCCTATATTGCTGAACGAATGAAAGAGATCCAGAACGAGAAGACAGCCGACCTCGAAGAAGTGATCCGGTTCTTTTCTTCCGTCATGCGTGGAGAAGTAAAAGACCAGTTCGACCTCGATGCTACTATTTCCGACCGCCTATCTGCCGGACGCGAACTCATGCGTTGGTATGAGAAAGCCGATGGAGAAGAAAAAGATACTGGTGGAATCACAATCATAAATAACATTCCGAAACCGGAGGGCACAGATGGGGGAGATTAAGCTTACAGATGTGATAGCTCCGGCTTTTTACGGTGTACATTGGGATATCATAGACGGAAAGCATACGTATTATGATTTGTCCGGTGGCCGAGGTTCGACTAAATCTTCTTTTGTCGGTACAGAGATACCACTTGGAATGATGCAAGACGCAATGAATGGCATACACTCAAATGCAGTGGTGTTCCGAAAAGTCGGGAATACACTAAGAGAATCGGTATTTGAACAGATCGCATGGGGAATAGATGCACTTGGAGCATCGGACGAATGGACATCAAGCTTAAGTCCTATGCAGTATGTGTATAAGCCGACAGGACAGAAGATAATCTTCCGTGGATTGGATAAGGCGAAAAAGACAAAATCCATAAAGATTAGCAAAGGATATTTTAAATATCTGTGGTTTGAGGAATTGGACGAATTTGCCGGAATGGAAGAGGTGCGGATGACACAACAGTCTGTTCTCCGTGGTGGCGAAAAATTCGTTGTTTTTAAATCGTTCAATCCACCGATCAGCAACAGCAACTGGGCGAATAAGTACGTAGCAGAGCCGAGAGCGGACAGCTTAAGGCATAAGAGCGATTATAGATCTGTTCCGGTAGAATGGTTAGGGCAACAATTCATTGATGATGCTGAGTATCTGAAAAAAACCAACCCGAGAGCTTATGAGCATGAATATCTTGGAATCCCTGTAGGACTTGGCACAAATATCTTTGAGCTGTTGGAGATTAGAGAGATTACAGATGAAGAGATAAGTAGGATGCAATCTATCTACCAGGGCGAGGACTGGGGATGGTTCCCGGATCCGAAAGCGTTTTTGCGTGTTGCTTATGTTCCAAATCAACAGAAAGTATACGCACTGGATGAATTGGGCGGTTGCAAAATAAGGAACAGCGAGATGGCACGACAGATAAAAGAAAAGGGATATGATGATTGCGCTATCTACTGTGGAGTGGATGAAGAAGAGAGCATTGTTGACTTTCGAGATGCCGGACTTCCGGCACGTAAGGCAATCGTGACACCGGGTAGCCGGAAGTACACGTTTGAGTGGTTACAATGCCGTACATTGGTGATTGACCCAAGACGGACACCAAGACTGTACAAAGAGGTTATAGAATATGAGCATGAGCGAGATGGCAATGGTGAAGTAATAGCAGATTATCCGGACGGGAACGACCACTGGATTGATGCATTGAGATATGCTACTAGTCCGATATCTATGAGACGTGGACAGAGTGCGTAGGAAAAGGTGAGTAGATGGGAATTATAGACAAGATAAAGGCGGTGTGGGATAAAGTGTTTAGAGTAAACGATGCAAAAAAAATATTCGGAATAGAAACGGGGCGGTCATCTGATATGGATACTGCCCTGTCGAAGTATAAAGACATGCGATCTGGTATTCCGTATTGGTGTACCGGGAGGATAAAGCCGACAAGGTTTTCAAACGTGATTTGCCGTGAGATAGCGAACCTCACACTGTTCAATGCAGATATACAGATTACAGGGAATAATGAACTGCAAAAGAAATTTGATAGAGTAATGAACACCTTACAGGAGAAACAAGAGGAAAGCTGTGCAACCTGTGGGATGATGGTCAAGAGCAACGGTGATGATGTGGAATTTTTAGACCCGGATTACTTTCTGATTACAGACACCAACACGGACGGGGATGCGTTAGCAGCTATCTTTTTCTCCTACCTTAAGAAAAACGACAAATACTACACAAAAGCTGAGTATCACAGATTTGAGGATGTCGGACTAGAACGTGTATACCATATATCCAGCAAGGCCTATAAATCAGACAACAAAGATATGATAGGTACAGAGATCACGCTTGACAGGGTAGATGAGTGGAAAGACATTGAGCCGGAAGTGTACGTACATGGGTTAGAATATCCGCTGTTTGTCTACTGGCGAAATCCTTACGCAAATGCGATTGACAAGGAATCTCCACTGACTGTTCCGGCATTTTCAGAATGTATCGAAGAATTGAGATGGCTTGACATTGCATTAAACATGATGGGAGATGAAACGGAAGACAGTAGACATATTACTTATGTACCGCAGACAGCTATTGAATATGCAAGCAATCACTCTATTGAATTGCCGAGATTTATTCAAGGAATCGAAATGGGAACGAACGAAGATAGCATCAAAGAGCACTCACCGACATTATTAGTGACTGAGCGTGTGGCTGGAATTAACTTCTTACTATCTGTCATCGGATATAAATGCGGATTCTCAAACGGATATTTCTCTTTCGATCAGAACCAAGGCATACAGACAGCAACACAGGTAGAATCTGACGATAGACGTACACTGCATACCATCCAGGCATTCCGAAACATTTTGGACGGAAAGAATCATGATGGATTACTGCACAGAATCATATATATCCTGTATGCAGTCGGCACAGCAAACGGAACTATCCCGGCAACAAACTATCAAGTTGCATGTGATTTTGAAGACCTTGTATACAACTTAGAGGATGATCGTGCACGGTGGTGGAACTATGTTTTACAGGGCAAGGTTCCGGCATGGATGTATTTTGTGAAATTTGAGGGAATGACAGAACAAGAAGCGAAAGCAATGATTAAAGAAGCACAGGAACAGAACAAGCCGGATAGCGGATTGTTTGGCGAGGAATAGGGTACAACACATACCTTATTCTTTCGTAAACTTAAGAAAAGGAGTGATATTATGTTTAAAAATTGTGTATTGAAACCAAATGTAAACACTGTTAAATGGCTGAAAGCAACAGGCGTAAGATGTGTTAAGACGATGGCGCAGACCGCACTTGGATTTGTAATCGTTGGAAAAGGAATCTATGAAATTGATTGGAAATATGCAATCGGAGTAACAGCCGTAGCCGGAGTGGCAAGCTTGCTTACATCTGTAGCCGGTATTCCAGAAGTAGAGGGGGAGTAAAGATGGCAACAAGTACGATTAATATTATTGTGGTTTGTGTGTTCTTCTTAATTATTCTTGCATGGCCGGATGGAAAGGGTAAGTAATGCTTACGCCGGAATATCTCTTTCATGTGACAGAGGGAGCCGAAAAGATAACATCGGACATGCACAAGAACATCATGGACATGATCGTTGAGCGCATAATGGTACGTATAGGTCGTGGAGAAGATTATATTTTAACGGCTACGGACAGGTGGCAGATACAGGTGCTACAAGAATCCGGGTATCTATTGGAAGACATACAAAAAGAGATTGCTGACAAAACGAAGAGACAAGAGAGCGAGCTGAAAAGCGCATTTGAGGAAGCCGGTATAAAAGCTATCGAGAGAGACGATGCGATATATAGGGCGGTAGGACTATCACCTACGCCCTTATTGCAATCTCCGGCATTGCTAAGAATACTGGAAAGAGATTATAACGCTACGTGCGGAGAATGGAGAAACCTTACACGAACAACGGCAGATGAAGCGCAGAAGTTGTTTCTGAAAGAGGTGGACACAGCTTACCGCATGACATCAAGCGGTGCTGTATCATACACACAGGCTGTTAGAGATGCTGTTGACAGGATTGTAAAGCAAGGCGTTAAAGTATCGTATCCGTCCGGTAGAGAAATGAGCATTGAATCAGCCACAATGATGACTGTCCGCACAGGGATAAGCCAGTGCGCCGGAGCAATCGCACTAAAACGAATGGAAGAATTAGAATGGGACACCATCTTAGTATCTGCACATGTGGGTGCACGAATTGGTGATGGTGGAAACAATCCAACGAACCACTTTTGGTGGCAAGGAAAATTCTATTCCCGTACAGGCAAAGACAAGAGGTTCCCGGACTTCCGAACTTCAACAGGCTACGGAACGGTGACAGGGTTGTGTGGCGTGAACTGCCGACACTCTTTCGGATCCGGTGACGGAGAAAACAATCCGTATGCAGATATCAACCTGTCTAGCGAAGACAATATCAAAGCGGAAGAGCGCGCAAAAAAGCAACGGCTTATGGAAAGACGCATTCGCAACAGCAAGAGAGAGATTCAGAACTTGCAGACCGCTATAGATGCAAGCGGAGATGACAAGCTTAAATTCGAATTGCAACAGGCATATGACCGAAAATCAGCGGTACTCAGACGGCAGAATAAGCAATACCGTGAGTTCTGCAAAGAAAATGGACTTAAAGAATATTCGGAACGTCTACGGGTAGCACAGTGGGATAGGTCACAGGCTGTGAAATCAGCAAAAGCAGCACAAAGATATATCAATTCAAAGGAAAAGTAAATATGGAACTAATAACACAGATACTTGCTATATGCGGTGCTATATCTGTTATCGGTGGTGCTGTTGCTGTGCTTTCCGGGTGGTACAAATCATGGAAAGCACCAAAGCAAAAACAGGACAACCGTATAGAACAGATTGAAAAGCGAATAACGAACATTGAAACATCTATCACAGGGATTAATCAGAAACTTGATAACGATTATAAGAACATAAGGAATACGAGGGATGATATGAATCTATTAATGAGAAGTATGTTTAATTTGATCGAAAACAAAATCACAGGGAATAACATTGAGGGTTTAAAAAAAACTCGGGAAGAGCTTGTAAATGCTATGACGGACAAGAAACCAGAATTATGAAAATATACTCTTTTACACGACCAGAACTTGACTATTTTGAGTTAGAATGCAACTTTACATCGGATGAATTGAAACTGTTCCGGCTCCGTGCTAAAGCTATGCCTTTAGAGGACTGTGCGGAAGAAATGAATGTGAGTGTGTCTACAGTCAAGAGATTGAGTAGAAGAGTGAATGATAAGATTGAAAGGGTGGTATAGGCATGTGGCTTGAAGATGTAAAACCTTGTAAAGCGTACATCGAAGCAACTGGTCAAGAAGTATCGGGCGTACTTGGGTTTGGTGAAATAAATTTTAACGCTGGTTGGATTATTGACGAAAAAGGAAGAAACAAATATAAGCATGGACATATAGCGCATATTCCTGTTTTTGAAACTGCTGAATTTGTAAAAACTTTTGAGGATTTTTCGAATGTCCATACAGAAAAAATAGATTTCCAAGCATATTACGGATCAAGAGTTGAAACTAATACATTTTGCTTAGTTGGAGCAAAACCAATATCTGAAGAAGAACACAACAAAATTACAGGTACAAATGGATGATTATATGATTGAAAGGGGATAAAGATATGAACTTCGGAGAAGCCATAAAATGTATGAAAAAGGGAAAGAAAGTTACACGTAATGTATGGAAAGAAAACTTTTTTAATGGGAAAAGACAGTTTATTTTTATTGGAAGAAACAAAGGTTTAACAGCAAAAACGTTTCTTCCAATTCCACCAGAAGATGAAGACTTTTCGGACTGCATTATGAGTTACACAAGAAAAGGAAGCTTTCAGCCGAACTGGACACCAACACAAGAAGATATGCTTGCCGATGATTGGGAAATGTATCCGGCAGAGGAAACGGTAGTCGATGAAACGCCGAACATGACGGCAGATGCAATGATTGATCTCAAAAACCGTATCGGGTGGAATATTAAATTTTATTCTACCGGGGAAACAATTATTTCTGAGCACATGGACTATCAAAAGTTCTTAACCGGGGCAGAAAGTACATATACGCTATCGTTTGCTGTTCCGAAAATGAAATTAAATGAATCAATGAAATTGCCGGATGAATGCCAAAATGTTATTGTTTCTGGACTTTTATTTAAAGTATATGCTTCTAGGAATATTGCAGACGATACACTTTGGCTTATAACCGAAAGTGCCTTATCCGAAAAAGAATTTTACACAATTATAGGATTAAAGAGGTGATTACATGATACCTAAGATTTTTAAAATAAGTGGATATCTCATAGACCCGACAGGCAGACTTGAACCACACCACATTAAGGCAAAAATGCTTTACGGCTGTGGATTTCCACTTGTAGGACAGCACATTCACGTACAGAAAGCAGAGATTAAGAAGTTGGATGAAAAGCATCCACTCATGCAAGAGAATTGCGATTTGGCAGAATGTGAGAAGTATTTCAATGACGAACCGCCGGCAGTGAGCAATAGAAAAGTTGAACCCGGACAGTTGTACAGGCACTTCAAGGGCAAGATAGTGAAAGTCCTGTATATTGCACAGGATAGCGAAATGTCGGGACAGTTCAAAGTAGTCTATGAATGTTATGGTGGCGTGTTGTGCATACCTTACGGAATGTTTGTTAGCGAAGTAGACAGGAAGAAATACCCGGATGCGAAGCAGAAGTATAGATTTGAGTTAGTGGAGGAATAAATGCAAAAAGTAAATATTCTTGGAACGGAATACGAAATAATTAGAGAAGCGTTTGAAGAAGAAACGATTGATGGTTTTTGCGATTACACAGCGCATGTAATCAAAATCAGAAACAATAATGTAAACGAAGTTGGTGATTTTGAAAAACTTATGAAAAAGCAATTAAGGCATGAAATCATACATGCTTTTCTTGCTGAAAGCGGATTACAGGCAAACTTTGAACATTATAAACAGTTCGGGCATGAAGAAACAATCGTTGACTGGTTTGCTATTCAGTTTCCTAAAATTATGAAAGTATTCAAAGAATTAGAAATTCTGTGAAATGAGGGAGCAAAACATGAAAGTCTATGTGATTACAAGCGGTGAATATTCAGATTATGGAATAGAGGCAGTGTGCCTAGATAAAGATAAAGCTGAACAGATTTGTGCAACGATAAATGAGGGTCTGATTAGAGCAAAACTATATGGAGATACGGCTTCTATAGAAGAATATGACACTGATGAATATGAAATAGACAGTGATTGGTCTATTGGTAATCTATATGTATTGCATGCAAAATATAACAAGATATCCGAGCAATATATGTATGAACCAATGCTTACATTTATGAGAAAAGACATTACTTTTGAGAAAACAGGAGATGAAGTATATGTTGAAGCAACGTTTCCGATTGAAATGAATAGAGAAAAAGCAGAGAAAATTATGCGTGATGAATTGGCAAAGTGGAAAGCCGTACAGGAGGATTTATTATGATTATTACAGGAATGGATCACTTTCAGAGTGTATGTAAAAAGAAACTTGTTGAATGGTATCAGAAGAACCGACCAGAGACACCTATTGATTTAAGCAATGTGTTTGTGGTATGGAGTTGTAAGACTTTGCAAAACTACAAGTGTCTTGCATCTACTACCGTCAGTGGTGACGGAATCTATGCCGAGTACACATACAACGGTGACAAACAGGAACTGTATGAAGATGTGTACGGGAAAATTACAAACACCTGTCATATAGAAGAATAAGTGATACTTTTTAGAGACTTTAACGAACTGTTAAGGTCTCTTTTTTATGCGTAAAATGAAAGCATAGAGAACAACAAATACTAATTTACAGGAGGTATGAGTATGAATCCATATATGTCATATACACCGTACATGCCACAGGATGCTTATATGCAAGATCAGATGGCATTACGACAACGGATAGACAACTTATCACAGGCTCAACAGCAATACAAGGCACAGCCACAACCGAATGTGAACTGGATACAGGTAGCCGGAATTGACGGGGCAAGGAATCAGATTGTACAGCCTGGAACAACGGCATGGATGATGGATAACAATGCACCGTACTTCTATGTGAAATCTGTAGACGGTGTGGGAAGTGTGACGTTTAAGGCTTTTGAATTCCACGAGGTACAGGCGAACAATCCACAACCTGTAGCGGAAAACATGGACGCTAAGTACGTGACAAGAGAAGAATTCAATAAATTACTGGATACATTGAAACCTCAGCCGGAAGAACAGAAAGGGGAGCTGACGCATGAGTAATCCGTTAATGGGAATGATGGGCGGTATGCCTGGTGGCAACAGTCCATTCGGAATGATTCAAAGAATGATGGGGATGATGCAAAATACGCAGAATCCCGGAGCAATGTTGCAGAATATGGCGCAGAGCAACCCGAACATAAAAAAGGCTATGGATATGTGCCAAGGAAGAAACCCGAAAGATGTATTTATGGAGATGTGCCAACAAAATGGCATGAATCCAAACGACATTATTAATAAAATAAAGTGATATCCGGACGGAGTGCACACGAAAAGGAGAACCAACATGAACGAGGGATTAAACACACTTAGTGCTGCCGATGTAGCAGCAGTCACAAGAAACAACGATGGAAACATGTGGGGTGACGGTGGATGGTTCTGGATCATCATTCTTGCTTTCCTGTTTTGCGGTAACGGATGGGGAAACAACAATGGAGCACAGAACGCTTTTATCTCTGACGAATTTGTGAAAAGAGATATCTTTAATACAAACCAGAATGTGTCTAACACAGCTTGCGAGACACAGAGAGACGTATTAGAGAACCGCTATACCACACAGCTTGGCTTGCAGAACTTACAGGCTCAGCAGGCTCAGTGTTGCTGCAACACACAGAAAGAGATCTTACAGAGTAGATATGATGCAGCATTACAGGCACAGAACATGCAGGCACAGATGGCTCAGTGTTGCTGTGATATTAAAGAAAGCATCTTGGCAGATGGACAGGCTACACGCCAGTTAATCCAGGATAACACGATTCAGAACTTGAGAGACAAGCTTGCTGATCGTGACAGAGATTTGCAGACAGCATACTGGCAGATCTCACAGGTATCACAGACCAATAACATTATTGATGCAGTGAGACCGACACCAAAACCGGCTTATATGTCTTGCAGTCCATACTTTGCGTATAACGCATTTGGCAATGGTTGCTGTGCAAGTGGGAATGTGATGTAAGTGAACGATATATCACTACTTGACTTTCTGACGGTGTACGGAATTGCTTTGCAGATAGCGAATTTTAACAGCGATCTATCACAGGCGAGCAATTCCGACATCGAAAAACACTTGCACGAACAAGACAGTAAGTATTTTTTGAAAATAATTGAAAACCAAAACAAAATCATAAGCATGTTGGAAGAATCCATATCTACGAAAAAGTAGTCTTGCGAAGATCAAAGAGAGTAGGCATGCGCTTGCTCTCTTTTTTAAGAAAGGAGAAAAAATGTTAAATTCTATTGCTAAAAATGCTCAGACAGTAGCAACAAATCAGAATGTATTATTTACAGAAACAAGAGTGAAAAGCCGTAGATGTGCTTGTAACACAGGGTGGCTTGCACATGACAACGGCAGTGGACTTTTTGAAATCACAAACCGTGGGAATCTGCCGATGGCGGTCGAAGTCGAGTTTAACGGAAACGTTACGGCATCTGCAATAGGCGCAGTAGCGTTATCTATCAAACAGAACGGGGAACCGGTTTCCGGTACGGAAATGGACTATACAGTAGCAACGGCAAATGTGTATCAGAATGTCGGTGCAGCTACATTGATTGCAGTTCCGGCTGGAAGTAGTGCCACTATATCGGTTGGCAACGTTGGCACAGTTGACACATTGGTTAAGGATGCGAATATCATCATCAAAAAGCTTTCATAGAAAAGGGGTGAGTTTCTATGATTGATTTTAAAAGCAACCTAGATGTTAAAACTCCGAAAGAAATCTTTGCCGGAATTAATGAACGGCTTATCGGAGCGGTCATGATGCACGGACAGTTTGCGGACTACTTCGATTTCCTTGGCTTAAAAGGCTTTAAGCGGATGCATGAGTACCAGCACATTGCGGAAAGCTTGGAACGTAGAAAAGTGTGCCGATATTTTATAAGCCATCACAATCAGCTTATTGATGATGAATTTGATGGAAAAGTGAATGTTATCCCGGATGCGTGGAGAACGGCCAAGCGGTTAAGCGTTGGGAAAAGCACAAAGCAGAAAGCCGTAGAAGATGGATTTGTCGAGTACCACAATTGGGAATCCGAAACAAAGGAAGTGTACGAACAGTACGCACACACGCTAAGAGAAAACGGTCATGTGGCTGATGCTATGTTCGTGGAATGTTTGGTAGAGGATGTAAGCGAAGAATTAAAAACTGTAGAATGTATGATTAACGATCTCATATCTACGGGATACGACATGGTATACATCACAGAAATTCAATCGGAGATTCACGACAAATACAAAAAGAAAATGAAAGGAATCGAGGTGTAATAAATGAGCGAGATCAAAAAGATTTTGGAAGAACAGCTTGAACGTGAGAAAGCATCTGCAAAGAAAGACTTAAATATGTCTAACTTACAGGCAATGTACATGATTACATCTACATTATGCAACATGAAATCTTTGGAATGTGAAAGCGTACCGGGGATGATTGCGGATGCATCGGAAAACCTTATCAAAAAGTACAGTAACGGAAAGTACGACAAAAACATTGATGCACTATATGACCAGTACATTATGGCGAAAGAGATGTATCAACAGAACGGAGATCAAGCACACAGAGACAAACTGATGGAAAGTGTCGGGAAACTTATGGTAGAAGTGTACGACATGCTTTCCTCTATGATGATGGATTCGGATTTTGCGGAAGAACGGAAAGAGATTCAAAGGCAAATTAAGAAGCTTGCGGAAATGTAAAAACATGGGTACGGAGTACTATATATATTAATGTTACGATATATACGGTGAATCACATAGGACATTTTCCTTTCTTGCTTGATACACCTCCTTTCAATAAAGCCTAATAGCGGAATGCTGATTAAAGGGCGGTCAAACGCCCGTTAGGCTTTCCCCTAAGGTTGCGGACTTGTGGAACCGTCATCTTATGTTACCTCCTAAAGATATAATATGATAAATTTTCATTCCGCAAAGGATAGTGCACAGTATGGTGCATGGATTCATGTCCGGCTATCCTTTTTCTGTATAGAGTTAGTTACGGAACAATATGCAGATTGACCGTCAAATAGCCGTAACAGTGGTTGGAACTGTATAGAGGGAACACTTGCACCAACCACTAACGGGATATAGTTCAATGGTAGAACGCAGATGTTTCCTCTTTCGTTACATAATAGCATCTGAGACATGTGGTTCGAATCCGCAGAACCCGATTACCCCGGCAGAGGTTCATCTGTCTGAATCCCTACCGCAGACGAAGCGGTTAATAAATGACGTTGAGGAGGATATGCAACATGAAAAATATTATTCAGATTATCAAAGATTCTGGTCTTGAAATTACAGATGAGCAGAAAAAGACAATCGAAGATGCAGTGAAAGAGAATTACAAAAGCGTATCTGACTATGAAAAGCAGACACGAAAAGTAGAAACTCTGACACAGGAACGTGACAACTTTAAAACGCAGTATGAAACAGCGAAAGAGACTTTGGACGGGTTCGAGGGAAAAGACTTCGATGCGATCACAAGAGAACGTGATGAGTGGAAGACGAAAGCCGAGAACGCAGAAAAAGAATGGAAAGACAAGCTTGATGCCAGTGAAAAAGAGTACAACCAGAAGATTGAAGAAAGAGACTTCAACGATGTTCTGACAAAGGCTCTTGCGGGCGAGAAATTCAGTTCTGATTTTGCAAAAACAGGAATCATCAACATGATTAAAGACAAGGGCCTGAAACGTGAGGGTGAAAAGATTCTCGGTCTTGATGATTACATGAAAGAGCTGAAAGAATCTCAGAAAGATGCTTTCGTGACGGATGGTAAGACACCACCGGTATTCACAACACCTACGGAAAAATGTGTAAGTGAACAGAAAGCAGAGCCGTTTGTTCCTGGAACTGTTTGGTAAAACCATACTGTGAACCGGCTATCGATAGAGGATAGTCGTTGACCTTAAAGAATTAAAGGAGAACAAAAATGGCAGAAACAACAAGAATTACATCATTGAACATGTTACTTGACCCAACCGGAAAAATGCTTCTTGCAGAAGAGTACGGAAAGGTCATTGAAAACGTCCAGAAGAACACTATTTCTGGAAAAATGAAGAATACCGAACTTTCCGGTGATCCATCAGCCGGAACCGTAGAAGCAAAACGATTCGCAAATGCGACATCTAAGAATTACGGAACAGCCAGAGGTGCAGCTAAAGGTGATGGAGTAAAAGGAAAGCCGGTTACGATTCCAATTGACGTTGATAAGGAAATCGTAGAAGAGGTTGAACAGAAAGACGTATCTCTTCTCGGAGTAGAGGGGCTTATTGCAAAAAGAACAGCAAACCATGCGCTCAGAATGATCGCAGAACTCGACACTGAGTTCTTCAAAGTTGCCGGAACAGATGCGACGGAAGTTGATCTGACAGGTATTACAGCTATTGAGGAACAGGCTGAAACCATGATTCAGCAGTGCGAAACCACTAAGAATGAATATGTGGACGGAGTACCACGTTCTATGATGAACATGATCTGTACACCGAAATTCTACGGAAAAATCCGCACATATCTGGACAAGGTTACAGTGCCGGGTGTTGGCGTGGCTGACGAAGAGTTCTACGCTTATCATGGCGTAAAAACATTCTCATGCGTGCACATGCCGACAGACGTTGATGTGATCGTGATGGTGGATGGAGCAATCGCACAGCCTGTTAAATCCACACCATACAGTGCTGAGAAGATTCCTCTTTCAGAAGCATATGGTATTGAACTCTTCTACCATTACGGAACCAAATCTGTAATGCCAGACCTTATCTTCAAGAATAAGAAAGGTGAGTAAGCATGAGACAGTTTGAAGACTTGGAAACGGGCAGAACCTTATCAACTGAGCATGAAATGAGTGCTCAGTTGATGGAGAATAACCCAAATAAATACAAAGAGATCAAAGGCGGAAACAAAGGCAGAAAATCTACTGCAAAAGAAGATCAGAAGTAGCAGGAGGAACATTATGGCATACACAGATTATGAATTTTACAAAAGCAAATTCTATGGTGATACTGTGCCGGAAAGTGACTTCCTTAAGTATGCAGAGCGTGCCAGTGACCGCATAGACCAATATACTTTCGACCGCCTTGTAGACGGACTTCCAGAAAATGAGCGAGTTAAAACGAAAGTACAAAAGGCTGTCTGTGCGGTTGCTGATACCATGTATCAAATTGATCAGATTAAAAAAGCTTCTATGGATACCGTAGGAACTATACAGAAAGAAGATGGGACGGTCGTTAACAAGGCCGTCTCTTCTGTTTCATCGGGGAATGAAAGCATTTCTTATGCCACCGGAAGTAATATAAGTAGCAATGTGTATGCTCAGGCATTTATGGATAAAAAAGTGGAAAATGCCTTGTTACTAAACGTTGCTACAGAGTATCTTGCCGGAGCAACCAACGACAAGGGCATTTGCCTTTTGTATGCCGGATTGTGAGGAAAGCATGTTGAAAATCATCAATAAATTATTTTGCAAACACAAAAAGAAAATTCATGCCGGAACGTATCTGGAAGATATCGGCAACGGGATTAAAGAAACACGGCACATATGGAAGTGTGAAAAATGCGGTAAGAAGTTTTATTAACGAGAGGTGATACCAATGTATGACAAAACCATAACTGTATTCAACAAATATGTGAATCAAAAGGATGAAATATTTTGGTATCCGACCGTAATTAAAGGTGTTCAACTCATTGTTGATAAATCCGCAAACATCGAAAAGACAGGACTTGATACGGCTGACACGGCAACGCTCCATGTTCTGTATCGCATGGCATCCGATGAAAAAGTAGTAGCTGGCAAAAAGTATCTTGAGCCTAAAAAATGGGCGAAACAAATTAACGATACACTTGGACATACCGTCACATTTGCAAGCGGTGACTTTTTCATTGAAGGCGAACATGATGAAAAGATGATAGCAGACGAAGACTATCAGAGCCGGAGAGACGGTGGCTTTTATGATTACATGAACAAAAATAGCGACAATGTATTCTTAATCACCAATGTTGGAACATACACACTTATCCCACATTTTGAGATAGGGGGAAAGTAAATGGCACGTAGCAGAATGTTCCATTTTCCGAACATCTCGATAGTTGAAGCTGACATCAAAGTGAATGTGAATCTTGACCGATTTGAAAAACAATTCCAAGATGCTCAACTTTGGTTAGATGAACAGGTATGGACAGGCACAAAAAAGTATATTCCACAAAGAGACGGGATGCTGATTGATACAACCAATACGCAGAACGAAGCCTTGAAAGGTAGTGGAAAGGTTTATGCCGGATATGGTCCTTACGCAAGATACCTGTACATGAGGAAAGTTATGGTAGACCCGGAAACAGGTTCTCCGTGGGCGAGACCGGGGGCGAAAAAGGTGGTAACAGACCGTGATATCCAGTTCTCGAAAGAGCCGAACCCTTTTGCGACAGATCACTGGTTTGATGCTGCTAAAGATGAATTTGGTGATACATGGGTAAAAGGAGTGAAGAAACGTGCAGGCGGTGGATAGTAAAAAAACAGTGAAATACGATGTTGACGGATACGACATTGTAACAAATGCACTTAAAGATTTGCTGAATCAGTATCCGGGATTGGAAACCGGAGAAGTGTTTAAATTCTCCACTCTGAAAGAAGATGATGGAATAGCATTCTACCCGGTATCCGGTGCGGTGATTGCACAGGAGAAAAAATCGGTAACAGGTAAGGTGAATCAGCTTTGCAACTACCCGTTTTATATCGTGTACAGGACATCCCGTGATTCTCCAAATATGAAAGCGGATATCAAGGAATTTCTTGATAGTGTAGGTAAATGGCTGGAACGACAAACAGTCGTGATTGATGGCGAAAAGCATAAGCTTACATCTTACCCAACACTTACAGAGGAACGAAAAATAGAAGAGATTACACGAATCACACCATCATACCTTGACAAAACTTACGAAAACAATGTGCAAGACTGGGTGATTAGTATGTCTCTCAAATACAGAAATATATTCAGAAGAACTAATTAACCGGGCATCAATAAGAAATGCTCGCTGACCGTAAAAAATTAACGGTAGAAAGGAAAGATAATATGGGACAGTTAAATCGTGAAGCATTAGCGCACTATTTAGACACCACATTCAAAAAAGTCTTATCATCCGCAGAGTTTGAAGTCATCGGAGAAGACATCGAAGAAATGTCTGTCGAACTCAACCCGGATACATCGACCAAGAAAACGATTCTCGGCAAGACGAAAACAACAGACAACGGGTACGAGCCGTCCATTAGTGCAGACCCGTTCTATGCGGATCCGGATTCAAAATTATATCCACACATTAGAGACATTGCGCTTGACCAGTTAAAAGGTGATGCTTGCAAAACACTGATGCTTGAAGTGATTGTGGAAGACACAAGCGCAGAGAATCATCTTGCCTATGTACAGGAAGTGCTCGTAAAACCTCAGAGCTACGGCGGTGACACAGCCGGAGTGAATATCCCATTCAACATTTCGTTCGATGGTGATAGAACAAAAGGCTATGTAACGGCTGAATCACTTAAAACAGGAAACCCGAAGTTTACGGCTGGTGCATTACCGGCAAGCGTAAATTCACTGGCTGATTAATTCTGAAAGAGGTGCATCTTATGAGCAATAAATTGATTAAACCGTCCAATGAAAACAAAATCATCATTGATGATGGTTCAAAGTCCTATACTATCGAGAACAAAAAAGGAAAAAAACTTGGTGTGTTTGAATTCCGTCCGTCAGATACAAATATCGTAAACCGACTGGATGAAGTGATCGAATTTTTCAACACTTACAAAATGCCGGATGGCGAAGACGGAGTATCAAAAGCAGAGAAAGAGATTGTGGAAAAAATATCCTATCTCATCAATGCAGATGCTGGAGAATCCTTTTTCAAGATTCTTGGGGCGTTTTCAGCACTGGAAAACGGTGAACTGTATGTAGAAAATGTTCTCAATGCAGTTGCGAAAGTAATTGAAAGAGAATTTCACCACAGATCAAAAAAGGTACAACGTCGCATGAACAAATATGTGGCAAAGTACCATAACTAATGTATGCGTGGAAACTTCCCACTTCCTTAGATGTTAATGGCAAAGAATATCGGATACGCACAGACTTTCGTGTGATATTGGATATTCTTTCTGCTATGAACGACCCGGAGATATTTGAACCTGATATGACGGAAGAAGAAAAGAATCAAGAGCGTGCGCTTACGCTTTTACAAATTCTGTATATTGATTTCGACAGCATGAACCCTAGAGACTATGAAGAAGCCATGAAAAAAGGCGGGGAATTCATAGATTGTGGATTCAAAGAAGACAGCAAAAAGCCAAGACCGCAGTTGATGGATTGGGAAAAAGATGCTCCTGTTGTCATCCCGGCCATTAACAAGACCATAGGAAAGGATGTGCGTTCGGAAGAATATATGCATTGGTGGACATTTCTTGGTGCATACATGGAAGTCGGAGAAAGCACATTTTCTACTATCGTCAGTATAAGGGACAAAAAAAGAAGAGGGAAAAAACTGGAAAAGTGGGAAGAAGATTATTATAAAGAACACAAAAACATGGTTGATCTAAAGACCAAAACACAGGAACGTAGCGAAGCCGAAAAGGAAGAATTAAGAGAACTTTTCGGGTTCAAGAAGAAATAACCGGACATCAATTGTGGATGTTCGCTGACCGTAAAAAATTAACGGTAGAAAGGAATTGCTATGGCACAGGCAGACGGTAGCATTATTATTGATACCGAAATCAACTCGGATGGTATGAGTGCCGGTGGCAGAGAGATAGAATCATCACTGAGAAAAATGGCGAATGAACTGAATGGAGTTAGTGCAAAAACTAAAGCGTCAATAGAGAAGCAGATTGATTCGTTTTCAAAACTTAGCCGGGAATATGCTAGGCAATCCGAAAAAGTAGAAGAATTAAAAAGAAAAGTAGCCGAATATGGCAACCAGAAGATTCCGACAGAGGAATATAAGACTTTACAGGAAAAGATAGAAACCACTACAGAAAAAATGAACGAGCTGATAAAGGCACAGGAGTGGTTTAAATCTAATGGTGGAGATGTTAATTCCAATATTTTTAGAGATCAACAGCGGTATGTGGATGAATTGGAAGATTCAATCAAGAATACTAAAGAAAAATTAGCTGATTTAGAGAAAAGCGGTAAAGCATTTAAAACCATCGAAAATACGGAACTGCCGAAAGCCGATATGGAAAAGCTTGCAGCAGCAGAAGACAAACTCGCAAATATCAATGATCGGTTAAATACGTCTTACAAATCCATAAAAGGAACTGTAGACGAATATAAGTCCAAAACGCTTAAAGCTTCAGATGCGAACGATAAAATGAGTTCGTCCGGCAAGCGGGCATCAAAATCCATAAAAGGTGTTTCAAAATCTGCCGGTGGTGCAAGAATGAGCATTGGCCGTATGCTTGGCATGTCTTTGCTTATGAGTGTTGCTTTCCGTGCGTTTTCAGCTGTAATGAGCGGAATCAAAGGAGGATTCGACAACCTGTCTCAGTATTCCAGTGATACAAATAACAGCTTGTCGATGTTGTGGAGCAGTTTGGTACGCTTGCAAAACTCACTCGCAACAGCATTTGCCCCGATACTTTCCATAGTAGCACCGATACTGTCTAAGTTTATCGATATGATATCGACAGCTGCAAGTTATGTAAGTATGTTTTTCGCTTTCCTAAGCGGTAAGAAAACATATACGAAAGCTATAGCAGTACAAAAAGACTATGCAAAGAGTTTGGACAAGACGGCATCCAGCGCAAAGAAAGACGCAGACAGCACAAAAGATGTTGCAGACGCTACAGAGGACGCAACTGACGCTACGGAGGACTATCTTTCACCTCTGGATGATTTAAACCGATACACGGAACAACAGGATAAAAACAATTCCGGTTCTAAAAATCCATCAAGTAGTACGCCGAATGCTGGCGGTGGCAGTGGAACGTCACCGATGTTTGAAGAAGTGGCTATCAGCAACGGTTTCTCCAGTCTCATGGATGATATCTTGGACAAGCTCAAACAAATCAGAGATATATTCATGAGTGGCTTTTGGGATGGACTTGGTGATTATAAGCCGATGTTGGAAGAATTACAGAATGACTTAACATCAATCGGGAATCATTTGAAAGACATCTTTACAGATGAAAATGTACAGGCAGCAGCACAGAGATTCGCAAAGTCATTCGTTTACAATCTTGGAAGAGTAGTAGGCTCTTTTGCTTCGGTCGGACTTACTATCGCAGTGAATATTGTAGGTGGCATTGAAAGTTACCTGTCGGAAAATACCGGAAGAATTAAAAAATGGTTGATAAAGATGTTCGACATCTGGTCGGGCATTAATGACATCATCGGCAATTTAAGCGAAGCGGTAGCTTATATCTTTCAACAAACATTTGGAACTCAGACAGCGCAAGATCTTACAGGTGATATCCTTGGCATTTTCATGACAGCATTTGGCGAAGTTGTGTTACTTGCATCAGCTCTCGGACGTGACATTTTGGATGCATTAACTAAGCCATTCATTGAAAACAAGGAAAAGTTCATCGAAGCAATAAACAGCACGCTTGAACCGATAGAAGAAGTTGCACAGTCAATAGAGACATTTTTACAGGGCGTAGCCGACAAACTTACCGAACTTTACGATCAGCATATACATCCATTTTTACAAGAGATAGGCAATGGACTTACTGAAATCGTGGGAACAATACTTGATACGTATAACGAGTATGTAGCTCCGATTTTGGATGTATTGGCACAAAAGGTTGATGAAGTTTTGAATGGCTCGGTTAAAGATGCGATAAATCAGTTGCTTAATGTACTTGGACAAGTTATTGATTTGCTGAAACTTTTATGGGACAAGGTGCTTGTACCATTAATTGAATGGATTGTAGAAAATATACTCCCGATTCTCGCCCCGATAGTCGGTGGAATAATAAATATGGCACTAAATCTAGTAGGAATTGTAACGCAAGTATCAGCCGGAATTTTAAAAGTGCTTGGGAAAATTATCACTTTCCTTACCGGTGCGTTCAAAAGTGACTGGGTTAAGGCATTTGGAATTATCGGCATGTACATGGAGGGATTTGCAAAAGATATTAGTAATTTAGTCAAAGGAATTAAGCAAATCTTTCACGGAATCATAGATTTCTTTAACGGTGTTTTTTACGGCGATCTCCAAAGAGCCATGAGTGGTCTTAAGGAAATGTTTGGCGGTATTTGGAACGCAATGGCAGCGGTTGTAAAAAGTCCTGTAAATCTAATCATCAGCTTTATGAACGCTATGTTACGTGGATTTCAGACAATGCAGAACGGATTTGCAAGTGCTATGAACCACATGAATATTCAGTTGCCAAAATGGTTACAGGATTTTACTGGTTGGAGTTCTGTTGGATTTAACTTCCATTACTGGTCTGCTCCGTATATTCCGTATCTTGCGAAAGGTGCGGTAATTCCACCGAACAAAGAGTTCATGGCGGTACTCGGTGACCAGAAGAACGGAAACAACATCGAAGCGCCGGAAAGCTTAATACGGCAGATCGTAAGGGAAGAATCCGGCGGTGGACAGAAACAGCGAATTGAAATCCCGGTATATCTGAAAGGAAAGCAGATATATAAAGCAGTGGTAGAAGAGGGAAAAGTAGTAATGTCACAGACGGGTATGAATCCGTTTGAGATGGCGTAGGGGGTGATGATATGGCACAGGAGCATTTAAGATTCGGAACATACACCGCCCCGGACGTTGACGAAGATGGATATACAGTACAACTTGCTACAACCTCTACTGCAAAGTCTACACGTACACAAAAAGGGAATATGAAAAACACGGTAATGTTTACCGTAGAAGCATATAACTTAAAATGGACGGATATCAGCGCAAAAGAAGCGTCAAATATACTCCGACAGGTTATGAATAAAAATGAATTTGATTTCTACCATTTTAACGCATATAAAGCGCAGTGGGAAACTGGAAAATTCTATGCTTCTAATTATAATCTTCCGGTTGTACGTCTTAATAACGGAGAAGAAAGGTATAGTGAATTAAGCTTTCAAGTAACTTGTATCAATCCGTTGTCATTATAAATAACTCCGGCTGTCGATTGAGACAGTCGCTGACCTTAAATAGTTAGGGGTAGAAGATGAAAAATGTAAGTAACAATTTTAAAAAAGTTATAAAGAATGGCGGGCCATTTTACTCTTACGCAAAAGTTTTATTTTCAGATGGTTCTGAAATAGCACTAAACTCAGAGGATGATTTTGCCATTTCTGACAACGGGTATTCGGAATCCGCCGGTGATGATTTACCGCTGGGTTCCGCTCTGTCCAAAACTATCACATTGTCCTTATTCAATGAGGATGGAAGATTTTCGGATTATGATTTCTTTTATTCACAAATCACATTATACACAGAAGCAGACTTGGAAGATGGTACACAGGAAAGAATAAATGAGGGCATATTTTATGTCACTTCTCCGGTAGCAACGGGAGAAGTTATAGAAATCACGGCTTATGATGCTATGTATAAAACCAATAAGGAATTTACTTCTCAGCTTTCTTATCCGGCAACTGCAAGAAACCTGTTACTGGAAGTCTGTGCGTTCGTTGGAATCACCGTTGCGGATGCTCATTTTAAAAATGAAGATTTTCAAATTCAGAGTATGCCGGAAAAGACAACGGCTCGTAAAATTATTGGATATATTGCTCAAATAGCAGTCGGAAATGCAATCATTAAGAATGGTTCGCTTAGCATTAAAAGTTACGATTTTGAGCCACTCAAGGACGTTACAGACGGTACTATGTACACGGAATTGTCAACACAAAGCGCAAAGTACCATGTTTTATCCGAATATTCGGATTATCCAACAGTAGGGATGAACCCGGTAACGATTACTGGAATCAGAACTACAAAGCGTGTAAACAATGAGGACGTAGAATATCTGAACGGAACGGATGACTATGCATTGACCATAACCAATCCATTAATCACTGGCGCAGAAGAAAAAGCACTGGAATTAATTGGAGATGTGTTGAATGGTGTAACATTGACATCATTCTCTGGCACATTTTTTCCTTACCCGACTGCAGAAATCATGGATTGTGCCGTTATCGTAGATCAAAACGACAAAGCGTACAAAACAGTGATAACCACACATGATTTTTCATATCCTGGAGAATCTGAACTGTCTTGTGGTATCAAGGATCCGGAAACAAATAGCAGTACATACTACAGTGAATCTGTAGAGATGTATCACAAAGTACAGGCAGAAGCAAATAAAAATCGGAAAGAAATGGAATCTGCTATTGAGAATTTGCAGACCACTCTCGCAAATGCAAAAGGAATGTACACCAGTAAAGTGAGACAGGCTGACGGTTCTTATATAACATATCTGCATGACAAGGCGACAATGAGTGAATCCGAAAATGTCATCAAGATTACATCCGATGCTGTAGGTGTATCAACAGACGGTGGGCAGACCTATCCTTACGGCTTCTTTCTCACTGGTGATTTAGTGGCAAAAGTATTGTATGCTATCGGAATAAATGCCGATTATATTAACACAGGGGCATTAACTATCAGAGACAAAGATGGCAATATCACGTTTTATGCTGATACTGAAACAGGCCGTGTGGATATCCGTGCGGAATCGCTTGCCATCGGTGGACAGACACTTGAAGCTATCGCAAACATAGCTGTCAAAAAGTTTGTTGACAATGTATACACAAAAGACATCAATAATCTGAAAGACCAAGTTACAAACAAGATTGAAACATGGTATCAGCCTACCGACCCGGCGGTTAACTGGGGTGGAATCACGGAAATAGCTTGGTGCGATGTGGATGGAAATGCAATTCTCGACACAGACGGGAATGAAATGTATATTTACTTCGAGGAAACCAAAGCATCTCATATCGGTGATTTGTGGAAGAACACAACCACGAACGAAGAGTACCGGTATTCAGAATCCGGAGAATGGGTAAAAATGCCTGTCCCGGATGCGGTATTTGATGAAATTGACGGAAAAGCACAGATATTTATTAATACACCATCTACGCCATATAGTGCCGGTGATTTGTGGTTTGACAGTTCCACATCTGATATTATGACGTGCGTAAAAAGCCGTGAGACAGGAGATTTTACCTCTTCCGACTGGGAGAAGCGTAACAAATACACAGATGATTCTGGCTTGAATGATTTTATAACAGCAACTTACGATCCTATTATTGCACAGATACAGGCACGCTTAGACGGGCAAATTGAAAACTGGTTTTACGATTACGAGCCAACCATGCAGAATTACCCGGCATCCGAATGGACAACCGAGACAACCAGAAAAGAGCATGAGGGAGATTTGTTCTATTGGAAGTCTAAAGGATATTCGTACCGGTTCACGCAAGAAGATGCTACCGGTACTTGGAAGTGGCAGTTGATACAGGATACCGATATTACAAAAGCATTAGCAGCAGCGGAAAAAGCAAAGGATACCGCAGACGGAAAACGAAGAGTGTTCGTTGTACAACCAGCACCACCTTATGATATCGGTGACCTTTGGGTTCAAGGCGGTGACGGGGATATCATGAGATGTAAGACCGCACGTTCTGAATCTGCCACATTTTCTGAAACAGATTGGGAAAAGGCATCTAAATACACGGATGACACAAAGGCGAATGAAGTTAAAAAAGAACTTGACGCACTCGGAGAGGACTTACAGACACAGATTGACGGTAAGATTGAGACATATAACCAGTCTATTAATCCGGCCGGAGCATGGACTACAGACGAACTGAAAGCAAATCACAAGGGAGATTTGTGGTACAACCCGGACGAACAGGAAACAAAGAGATGGAACGGCTCTGCATGGGAGGAAATGCCGGATGCTGATGCAATAAGTGCAAATAACCTTGCCATGACCAAAAAGCGTGTATTTGTCACCACGCCATTCCCACCTTATGACATCGGTGATTTGTGGGTCGGTGATGATACGTCAGACTTAAAACGATGCGTGACAGCGAAGAAAGATGGCGAAAAGTATAGCGTAGGTGACTGGATTAAGGCTGTTAAATATACCGATGATACAACCGTTGAGAATTTTATTAATATAACTTATGCAAAAGATGTTGAAAAAATCAAAGAACAGCTCGACCAAAAGATTGAAACATGGTATCAAGATGAAGACCCGGCTATTTCGTGGACAACAGTAGAAACAACTGCATGGTGTGATGTTAGCGGAAACAAGATTCTTGATGTGAACGGAAATGAAATCTTACTTGCCATAGAATCAGAAAAAGCCATGCATGAGGGTGATTTGTGGCACACAAAGACAGGGAATAAAGAATACATCTATCAGAGCGGACACTGGGTTGAATCCTCTATCCCGGATGAAGTATTCGACAAAATTGACGGAAAAGCATCTATCTATGTTACCCAGCCAAAGCCACCTTACGATGTCGGTGACACATGGTTCACAGGAGCGGATATCAAGGTGTGCACGACTGCAAGAGCAAGCGGAAACTTTGATGCTTCGGACTGGGGAAAGAAAGATAACTATACGGATGATTCCACGGTAAATGATTTCATTCAGAATACCTACGACCCGAAGATAGAAGATATTCAGACGCAGATTGACGGCAAGATTGACACCTATTTCTACGATTACGAGCCGACACTTAGCAACGTTCCGGCATCCGCATGGACAACCGATGAATTAAAAACCGTACACAACGGTGACCTGTTCTTTTGGAAAACAAAAGGTTATACATACCGATTCCTTAAGATTGACAGTGTATGGCAGTGGTTCCGAATAAAGGACAGTCAAATAGACAAGGCAATGAATGATGCGTCCAATGCACAGGACACGGCAGACAGCAAGCGTAGAGTATTCGTCACCACACCGGCACCGCCTTATGATGTCGGCGACCTTTGGACACAGGGGAAAAGCGGAGATTTAATGCGGTGCAAAGTTGCTAAAGCATCCGGTGCATTTGTAACTACGGATTGGGAGAAAGCTGTTAAATATACGGATGATTCCGCAGTAGATGACTTGGACAAAGCACTGACACAGGAAGATATCTTTAACCGACTGACAAATAACGGACAGGTACAAGGACTTTTCCTTAAAGACGGAAAAATCTATCTTAATTTCTCTTATGCAGAGGGCGGTACACTTAAATTAGGTGGAAAAGCCAACGAACAAGGAGTGCTTGAAGTATATCATTCTGCTGGGTGGAAAAGCATGTCTATTGACAATGAAGGATTGAAAACATATGGGGGGCAAAAAATCATTTCATACATAGATGGAGTAGATGACTCCGGCGAATTCGAAGCATATGTAAAGCTTCAAGGCGGAGTTGATGTTTCTATGAATCGTGCTGGTCCTGGAGTTGTGATTGAACCACAATATATTAGAATGTGGGATTATACTGGTACAGAAGTAGCATCTCTCGATGCAAACTACGAATGGTCGATACGTAAAAATGTTAGTATTACAGGTAATTTTTCAGTAACAGGTAAAAAAAGCAGGGTAGTCAACACAAAAAGTTATTCAAGAAGACTTTTGAATGCTTACGAAACTCCGGCACCAATGTTTGGAGATGTCGGAGAGGGAACGGTAGGAGTTGACGGAAAATGCTATATCAGTATTGACCCGATATTCTCTGAAACTATCGCAAGCGGTTGTAAATATCAAGTATTCTTACAGAAAAACGGAAAAGGTGATGTATGGGTATCTGAACGGCACGAAACATACTTTGTCGTAGAGGGAACAGAAAACCTAAGCTTTTCGTGGGAACTCAAGGCACGCCAAAAGGACTACGAATATGACCGCATAGAAGTTTACAATGAAGATGCAGAAGAACAGGATATCGATTACGCAAATATCGGCGCAATGGAATATCAGAACTACGTAGATACAATGCAAGCGGAGGTATAATATGAAAAAAATGTTGACCAGTTTTACAAAATTTACAACAGGGGAGGGTGAAAGAGTTTCTTTCACTTTTTCCGAAGTCTCAGAAAAAGGAGAATTGGTGAATCCAAACATTAAGGGGAATTTTATCGTAATGAGTGATGAACTTTTATCTCATTTGAAAGCGGTAGATGACTATATTAAAGAAAACTATCTTAAGGAGAAATAATTATGGCAAAATGGACAGATTACACTACAGATACAAACCCGACTAATACTGATGAGGTTATGACACTGGATACAGATAAAACTCCAAAAGCAAACAAGCGTGTCACATTGTCGACTTTAGCTGACTACTTTTTAGACAAGCTCGCAAGCAAGGTGTTTGCAAAATTAGAGACGCAAAATAAGACGGTTATAGGGGCAATTAATGAATTAAATAGCAAGGTGAAATCTGGTATAATTTACAGTTCTCCGGTAACTTTTAAACTTTCGAATAGTAGTATATACATATTAATATGCGCACATAGTAGTGGAAAACCTGTAATTTCTGTATTTACGACTTACGATAATAAAATTTTACACACACAATTATCAGAACCATCTTTTGCCAAAATAGAAGTTAGTGGAATGAACGTAATTGTTACAGCACAATACACGCACATCTATAGCCTTGTGAAAGTATCTTAAATAGCAAGAGTTTTCCCGTGATAAAAGTATCGAGTTCAGAGGCTGTTTCCTTGCTGGACGACATCAAAAGCAATTGTATATTTTCTAATAACAATAATGAAAAATCATTCATTGTAATCTCACTGTTTAACTCTTGGTACGGATATCAGATTATGTTTTACGGTAACCCCGGAAACATTCAGTTTCGGACGTTCTGGGGAAGTAATGGATTCTCCGATTGGAATACTCTTCCCATTTAATTTACTAACTGAATTTTGTGGATTAACCAAAATTTGCATTCAAAACGCAATTTTTTAGACAGGAATAAACAAAGAAAATATACAGGAAACACCTCTTTTGAGCGTAATATAATTCTTGAAAGGGGTAAAGCATAATAAGAAATGTAACCAGTGCCATGCAAGAAGTTTTACATCTGACCATTTAGAATCGGTTAAAAATCCCTTGCTATTTAAGAAAAGTACGGGCACAGCAAAAAAAGTAGAAAATGCCATGATTATTGTATCACTAAGAAAAGGAGAATAAATATGGCAACAATGAGCGAAGAAACCATTTGCGAAGTAGTCAAAAGCTGTGCCTACGGCTACACGGTAGACGAATTGGCAGAACACTACGGCATGGAAAAAGCAGATGCAGAAAAGTTTGTGAAAGATCATGCATCAGAGATTGCAGAAACGAAAGAACATTTAAAACAGGAGGGATATATTGAATAGGATAGTCGATGTTTCTGAACATAACAGGAACATCGACTGGGCGAAAGTAAAAGCATCCGGCATTGTAGGTGCAATCATCAGATGCGGATATGGACAAGATCAGGCAGGACAGGATGACAAAAAATGGTTGAGAAATGTATCTGGATGCGAGCGTCTTGGCATCCCTTACGGTGTATACCTGTATTCTTACGCAAAGACTACAGGCGCGGTACAGGGAGAAATCAACCACGCATTAAGACTTTTAAAAGGACATTCTCCGGCATGGCCTGTATATTTTGACAGCGAACAGCGGGGAACACAGGGCGTTGCAAAAGCCAACGCAAAAGCATTTTGTGACGCAATGGTGGCACATGGATATAAAGCCGGAATCTATGCATCTACATCTTGGTATAAGAACTATATCGGTCAGACATGGGGATATTCTCTGTGGATTGCATCTTACGGATCTAAATCCGCCGGAGTAGACGGAATTGATATGTGGCAGTACACATCGAAAGGCTCTATTCCTGGAATCTCTGGAAATGTAGACGTGAACTATGTCTATAAGGACCTTGGCGGTACGGTAACTCCAGTACAGAAGCCGACCGCAACACCGACACCTAAACCGGTAGATGAATCTTGGAAAGGTGACAAGCGGTATTATCTTAACAATTCCCGTGTTGGGGAATGGCAGAAAGCCATGAACAAAGGGTTTGATACTAACGCACTGTCTGTTGATGACAAATTCGGTGTCGGCTCACAGAATTTTGCTAAAACGCATATCTTATGGTCCGGCCAGACACACAACTGTATCACGGCTATCAGATGGCTTAGACGTACCCTCAGAGACGTATATGGCTTTGCGAAGCTGTCTTACAATGAGGGATGGACAGACTACCTCGGGAAGTGTGTAGAAGTATTCCAGAGGAACAGAGGACTTACACCGGATAGAAAAGTAGGACTTGACACAACCTACTGGCTTTTATTGGGCGTTGTGAAATAAGATAAGAGCATTACACTTTGCATACAATACCAAAACACCCACTACCGATTGCTCGATGTAGTGGGTGTTTTTTATTTTAATATAATCTTATCCGGAACAAGATTCAGTGTAGTTTGATAATTCGCCGTGAATGTGTGATCGTCTTCATTCATTACCTCGTTCCACATACCTAGGGTTGTGCCATACGGTTGCAGAACCAATACATTGTCTGTAGTAGGATACTGTGAATCGGATTGCTCGCAATCCCTGTATGTTCCGGTTATGGATACGTGGATTTCGTAAGGATACTTGATTTCACGATACGGTTCATTGTCATGATTATATATGCTCGCTGTGATCGTCTCAATCGTATATGTAGTACGGCCTGATGAAGTGCACATTGCAAATTCACCTTTTTCTACAGGTATAGGAGTTCCGTCTATTACTTTTTCTGGCTCAGATGTAGATTGTTCAATGTTGGTTACGCTTGTATAATATTTATTTATCGGAGATTCAACGATTCTTTTCTGTTTTTCCACAACTTTTGTCTGATGCGATGCACTCTTTACAGATGCAGTATTACTTGCCGATACACTTGACAGCTTTTCGTCTACAGACTGCATTATTTCCGCTTTAAGCGTTTCTTTTTCATCATCGGTAAGTTTGTCCTGTTCATCTAGTTTCGCCTGTATATGGCTGTCTAAATCACTCAGAATATCTTCCCTCAGTTGTTTATTATTCTCTTTTATGGCAGATTCTATCTTTTTGTCCACTTCGCTTTCGGTTAATCCAGAAGAGCAACCTGTTAAAGCAGTCATGGCACACACAAGGACAACTGCCGTCAATTTATTTTTCATAATTTTTATACATAATATGGATTTGGCTTTCCAAGAATAGCAATCAAATCTATAATTACACCAATGAAGAGAAATCCGAACGTACATATATACAAGATTCCCATGCCTATTTTTCCCTCGTAAAATTTATGTGCGCCAACAAATCCCAAACATAAGCATAAGAAAAATGCTATCCATTTATTTTTTGGGCATCCATAATATCTTGCAGAGGAAGAAGCAGAAGCACTTGCACTGGAACTTGCGGAAGAAGAAGCGGACGGAGCGTTGTTTATGATTATGCTCTGATCTTTGCTTTTTAATTCTTCAACCTGTTTACCGCATTTCGGGCATACTACGCACTCAGAATCTATCCGTTCTCCACAATGCTTACAGTATTTTTTGCCGTCATCCATTTTTATGTTTCCTTTCAATTTTTTATATAGTATGCTATCTTCTTAATACCGCAATCACAACTCCAAACCTTACCCATTGTTCCATGTCTTCAAAACTATTCGGATCAACTTCTATGACATCACCGAAGCCGTTGATCGGGACTAACTTTGTCTTACTTCTCTGTACATACCGCCTTATATACGCACGTCCTGTTTCTTTGTGTATAATAATCACGGTATCACCGTTTCTTGGTACTCTTTTGGATATGCAAATGATATCACCCTTTACGTATACAGGGAGCAAGTGGTTGCTCGTTATCTTTATACCACAATGTAACGTCTCACCGTACTTTTTTATGTATTCCGGGCAGTATATCCGTTCTTCGTGTGAGGAATCCAATATCATACCGTCAGCCATCTCACCAGTGGGGCATAGAACATCCAACATGTTTTCGGGATCCGTTTCCAACACTTTCATAGAGATTTCATAGTCCATCTTACCAAGAATATACGCACGTTGTCTGTCGGTCAATTGCCTGTACTTTCCCAATACTTCGTATTCCTTAGAAGAACACCCTAAGAGATCAGGGATAGGTTTATTAGTTAGTTGCGACAACCTTAGTGCTAAGAAAACGTCAAGATTATTAGTCTTCCGTGAAACGATGTTTTTGTATGTGGACACAGATACACCCAGCATCTTAGAAAAGAGAACTTGCGTAAAATCAAGGTTCTTCCGCTCTTCTTCGATGTTATGTGCAAAGTTATTCAACATTTCCTCTTTTGTTAACATTATGTCACATCCTGTCGAAAAGGCTAATATCTTGGCTATTTTTCATTCTTTTTAATAAGAAAAATACGATATTTTAGCCAACATCTTGACTATAGTTTCGAGTTATAATCTATGTAGGTATTACAATGTATTATTATAAGACAAAAATGGCACTTGTCAAGCCATTGATAGGAGGTAATCTAATGGGAAAGGACGAAATGAACAGCAAGAGCAACAAAACATGGACGGATACTTATGAAAACGAAATCAAGCGGATGATAAAAGGCATCCGTGACCCTCGCCTAATGCGGTACATATATCTTATAGTAAAAGATGCTATCAGCGAAAACATTGACAGATAGCAAATATATGTTCTGTAATGTAGGTAATCGCTACTGGAATGACGTGTCGGGATATTGGAGGGATTTATGTGGATGAACAGAAACAGCAAGAATATTACAAAAAACGGATTCTTGAAGCAGTAACCGCAATGACAAGCGAAAAATATTTAAAACTGGTATTTTATTTTGTCAAAGCGTGCTATAGAGAAGAAAAAGAAAAGGAGACTTAATGTCCCCTTTTCTTTTTTAGTTGCCAGAAACGAAAGTATTGAAAAACTCGCAAAAAACTTTTTTCCTGTCTGCGCTCATGTGATAATAATCAATTATAATTTTCTGAAACTGTTCATCGTCTGCACCTAATTTTGCCACAATCTCAAGAAATTCTTCTGATGGTTCCCTGAATGATTTATCGTCAATCAAGTCGGATTTTAAAATCTTAAAGTAATCAGCTATTGCCTGTACCTTTCCCATCTTCGGCATTATCTTGCCTGTACACCAAGTATTAAAAGTTGTTTGGGGGAATCCTAACGCTTCAGCAACTTCCTTTTGTTGCTTTCCACTATTGGAAATGTAGTAGTTTAGGTTCTTTGCGAAGATTTTTCTCTGTTCCTCCTCGGTCATGTTAACACCTCCTCTCTACGTTTATTATAGTATCACAGAATCCTAAAAAATTCAACAAGAATCCTAAAAAATTAAATTGTTATATTGACAATACGAAAAAATAGGATTATAATACAGGCATAAGATAAAGAAAGGAGGAACCTAAATGGTAGAGACTTACAAAGTTCCGAGGATTTCCATAGCAGCATGTAGAGTTAATGCAAGGCTGAAACAGAGAGAATTTGCTGAGAAAGTGGGCGTTTCTCCGGCCACCGTAACTAATTGGGAGTTAGGTAAAACAGAGCCGGATTTAAGTCAGTTGAGAATCATCAGCGAACTTTCTGGTATTCCTATGGACTTTATTTTTGTGGATAGAGAATCCTAAAATATAGGATTTTGACAATTAAATACAGGAGGTGATAGCGTGGAATACAGTCCATTAGGCAATGGAAAGCCAATATCCCAGAAAGTGAGCGGTAATTGTGTAGAAACTATTTTTGAAAGAACGAACGGATTGAAGTCAGAATATGATGTTTACGTAAACTGGATGATGACGGATCAAATAGCAAAAGTTTCATTTCGGTTACCTTTCCGCGATTGGCAGACGCTTGAAAAGTCTGAGGTTTGGAAAAATCTGGATGAATTTCTGGCGGAAGTTCAAACCGAATATATTCCGAAGTGCCACCACGACCCACCAGTTGTAGAGGAAAAGGTTGTGTATAAAAGTCTTTCAGACAAGGTACGTGCATACGTTCGTGATAAATTGACTCGGCAATAGCACGTTCTTTTGAACACGAATAATGTTCGCCATCGTAAATATAAGAGATGTTCACGATGGAAATAGCAGTGGTGGAATGATTGATAATTTCGAAATGGACAATCAAATCATGATCTTCGTTTAGCGTATATCCCAACGGAATAAATTCTACTTTCTTTCGGGATTGGAATATGCTCCTGGCGGTTCCGGCAGCACCGAAAACTGCGATAGCAAAAGTTACATTTTCTCTTGTGAATAATTCTTGCATGAAATTAAAAATGGCGTGCATTATACAACCTCTTTTCTTTTGGTATTTGAAAAATTATAACACAAAAAGGGGTAATAGCGAAGATGAAAATAACTAAGGTTGGATACACGATGGTGGTAATTGCAACTTTTCTAAATTCCATTACATTATTTTGGCTTGTATATATTCGATAAACCTAAGAGCGAGCCGGAGTACATAACAATTAAATACAGGGAGGTGACAACATGGAACATGACAAACTTTTAAAAGTAGATAAAACCATTGAAGAATTGTGCGACTTTTTGCAGAAAGAAACAGCACGTGTTGCATCTATTTATGAAAGTCAGGAATTGACAGAAATGACAAAAGCTCTGGCTGAGCTGATGTCTGCCAGAGCAAAGTTTAATTAGTTTTCCTTTTCGCTAAGGTCAACTAATTTGTTGTAGATTTCCTGCATGAATTCAGCAACACGTTCTCCACCGTCTTTATTCGTAGAAGTGTTGGAGTTTGAAAGTTTGGCTACAGTAATCTCAACTGTTTTATTGATTAAATCTTGATTTCTGGTCATAAAATACTCCTTTCTGAATTACTCGGCATGGCAGTGCCTGTATAAACAGTATAGGAGAATTTAGAAGAAAAGACAACATGCAATGGAAGAGCCAAGAGTTGAAAGGCTATGGAGCTGAAATGTTAAGCACTGAATGTAACTGAGATGGAAAAGATAGGCAGAGATTAGAAAAGAAATGATATGGCTTTGTGACGCTTAGCACGGATTCTAAAAGTAGCAGATCAGCATGAACAGACACGAAAAGATAAGGAATTGAAGAGAGAAGCTCTGAAACGGAAAAGCTGAGCACAGTTTCGACAAGAAAAGGAAGAACGTAGAGTGGTAAAGCAACCAGAACAAATTGAAAAGGAGAAAACAGTATCATGAAAGAACTAAAAGTAAGAATTACGTTCACTGAGGAAGTATTAGGTTCTCAGTGTGCGGATAAGGAGATTCATCGGACTTATATCGCATCAAAGGCACCGGATGCACCGTCCCGTGAGGACGAAGTAGCAACACTTGGTGTAGATGCAGTGGAAGAGAAATCAATGACGATTTTCCACAAATACGAAGACGGAAAGCCGTTTGTATATGACTACCAGGTAAAAGGAATGTTCAAAGATTCATGCGGAATGCTCCGTAAGGTCAAGGGCAGTGAATCATCAAAAATCAAGGCGTACAAAAAGGAGATTGACGGTCTTATTTTTGTGAAAGAGCGCAAAATTCCACTGATTTTTGACGGTGATATGGGAACGTGTCAGAGACCGCTCCGGGCAAATACACCACAGGGAGAAAGAATATCCCTTGCATGTTCAGAGACCGTTCCGGCCGGAACAACGATGGAATTTACCGTTCAGTGCATGTTAGACAGTCATGTAAAACTCATAAAAGAATGGCTTGACTACGGAGAATTGCGAGGGTTTTCACAGTGGCGAAATTCCGGTAAAGGGCGATATGTTTGGGACGAACTGGACAAAAACGGGAACATCATTGGCGGTAATAACGTACATAAAAAGGTGAAAAAAACAGGTACGAAAGGCAGTAAAAAAGCCTAAAAATATTTATTTTTCAATGTATTCAAATTATTGGAAAGGTAAATGCGAAAACGGTAGTTGATTTTTGGTCAAATCGCAAGCCACTTAGCAAGCCACAACCCTTGAAAAATAAGGGAAAAACAGCAACTGGTCGCAAGCCAAACGTTACTCAGATAACAATCAATTAACAAGCCAAAATTAAAGAAATTTTCAAAAAATCTAAAATTTCGACAAGCCAGTTGACAAGCAAATGACAAGCTAAAACCCTTGAAAAATAAGGCAAAACCGCTTGTCAAGTGAAAACGGTTAGCAAGCCACATAACAATCAATTAACAATCAATTCGCAAGCCAGTTAACAACAATAGAAGAATATAAAGAAGAATAAGAATAAAAAGAATATAGATATATGTCAGACACAAACGGTCTGACGATAAAAGGGACATAAAAAGTGCCCCGCTGGTACCGACATACCAGACAGGGCGGTGTACCGCTAAAGAACACTTAGCGAATACAGGTTGATTATAACACATTCTCCTGTGATTCGCAAATCTGAAGAACAGGAGGAATCACACATGACAATGGCAACAGAGATCATCCGCAAGTTGAAAAGAAAATTAATCTTTTGGCGTTGCTTATGGTTAGTCACATTTATTGCAATGCTAATACTTATGATCTGGTAGGAGGTAGAGAGCATGGAAGACAAGCTTAACTACTACAGGATAGCACTTGTGATAACGCTATACGCATTGGCGGTTATGATAGCCGGATGTGTATAAAAAAAGAGTGCCGATGGAAAATCCAATCAAGCACTCAGAAAAACATTCAAGAAAATTATAACACATGAAAGGAGATTTGAACATGGGAGAAGAGAAAAAAGATAGCTTGCAGAGCGTAATGGATGCGGTAGAAGACGTTGTTGAAGGTTACGTAGAAGTTGTGGAGGAATATGCATACCAGAAAGCGCAACTGGATACGTTGAAAAGATTTGTCCGCAAAAACAGCTATGTTGAGCGAGACATGATTTTAAAGTTGATGGGGTGGGATGAAGATGGAAAGCATTAAAGGATATGACCATTGGAAGACCATACCGCCGGAGCCGGAAGAAGAAAAACAGGAATACTGCACATGCTGTGGAAGACCTGTATACAGTGGTGACAGCTTATACACATTTGACGGACAGACGCTATGTGAAGAATGTGTGAAAGAGATCACAGGAGGGAAAGAAGATGGCAGAGATATGGATGATTTGCAAACCGGACTTAGAATACCGTATCGGGGCATATGCCTATGAAACAGATATGGACAAGGCTTATGTGCATAAGCTTGCCGACAAGGTAGCAGAAAAAAACAAGTGCAAAACAATCGTGAAAGAACTTTAGGAGGTAAACGAAATGCAAAAATTGGAATTGACCATAAATCAGACGATGGGGGTTATCACTGGAAACTTTGAGGACATCAAGAAATCTCTTGAAACAGAGATGGCAGTGTATGAGACAAAGCAGTTTGCAGAAGAGGACAAACAGAAAGCCAAAGGAGATTTGGCAGACCTTAGAAAGCTGAAAAAGGCAGTGAACGACCGTAAGGTTGAAGTGAAGAAAGAGTACATGAAGCCTTACGAAGTGTTTGAGGGCAAGGTGAAAGAGCTGATCGGAGTGATTGATAAACCTATTGCACTGATTGACGGACAGGTGAAAGAGTTTGAAGCGAAGCGTGTGGAAGAGAAAAAAGCAGAAATCCAGAACCTGTACAACGAATTGGTGGAAGAAGAGCTGCATGACTACATGACGTTGGAAAAAATCTACGGTGAGAAGTGGACAAATACATCCACCACAATGAAAACTATCCGGGAAGAGATAAACTTAAAGGTTATGCAGACCAGACAGGATATTGCAACCATTAAGGCCATGAAGTCTGAAAAAGAGGAACAGGCGTTGAACCTGTACATGGAGAACAACAACCTTGCTCTTGCTATCCAGATGATTAATCGCTACGAACAGGAAAAAGCGGAAATCTTACGGAGAAAAGAGAAAGAGGAACAGGAAAGACGTGATCGTGAACTCGAAAGAGAACGTGAGCGTGTAAGAGAAGAAGAACGTGCCAGAATCCGTGAAGAGGAAAGATTTAAGGCAGAAGCGGAACAGAAAGTCATCGACCAGATCAAGACGGTGGACGAAGTGAAAGCAGCGGAACTCACAACGGAAGATTCGAAGACAGTAGTATTTACGGTTAAGGCTACGGATGCCGAATTGGAAGAAATTGAGATGGCATTAACTTCTCTCGGCGTCTACTTTGAAAGGAAAGATGTGTAATGGCAGAAGAGAAGAAAGAACAGGACAAGCGAGAACTCGACATCGAAGAAAAGCTTTCAGAAATCCAAACAAAAATGAATGTCCCGAAAGACAAATATAATGATTTTGGAAATTACGCTTACAGAAGCGCAGAAAGCATCTTGGAAGAGTTCAAAAAATATAGCAGAGAGTACAACGTGTTGTTGACCATACATGACGAGATAACGGAGATAGCCGGAAGAGTGTATGTAAAAGCTGTTGCGGTATTTACAGATTGCAAAACAGGTAAAAGAATCTCTGTTCCTGGATATGCAAGGGAGCCAGAGACAAAACCAAAGATGGATGAATCGCAAGTGACGGGATCAGCATCAAGCTATGCGAGAAAATACGCAATGAACGCACTATTTCTTTTGGATGATGTAAAGGATCCTGACACGAACGAATACGCACAGCAGACGGGAGCCGATAAAAAGAGCGGTGGAAAGAAAGAACAGAAAGCCAATGACGGAAAGATTACACAAGGGCAGATAAAAGAACTTCGGAAGATATTTGAAAAAAACAAAATTGATGAAGTAAAGGCTATAGCCGGATACAGTGCACAGAAGATTGAAGATCTGACACAACAGCAGTACGGGTGGTTCCGGGATAACCAAGAAGAAGCCAGAAAGATGTTTGGTGTGTAAATGGACTATACAGGGACTTTTGATAGCTTAGCGGTGGATTTTGCCACCAATAAGCAAAAAGCCAGTCTGACGCTAAATGAAGACGCTAGACAGGCATTTGAGAACCTTAGAGGTAAGCAGATTGCAATAACGATTAAGGCATACAAGAAAAAAAGAAGTCTCGATGCAAACTCTTACTTTCATGTACTGGTTGGAAAGATTGCAGATGCGACCGGGAACAGCAAGGTGTACATAAAGAATAAGCTAATAGCGGAATACGGACAGTACGAAACCATTAACGGTGCATTAGTTCCGCTCCCATTGGACGATGATATAGATGCATACAATGTGGAATTTGTTCATCTGCAACCTACAACTAAGACAACCACCAATCAGAAAGGAAAAGTATTCCGGGTGAATCTGGTAATGCGAGGTTCGCATACTTACGATACTGATGAAATGGCAAAACTGATTGACGGGACTGTGTACGAAGCGAAAGAGCTTGGCATAGAGACTATGACACCGAACCAAATCAGCGAAATGAAAGAAAGATGGGGTGTGAAGATTGGCGAAAAGACTTAAAAGTGTATTCACTGACGATATGGAACACTGCTACTTCACGGGAAGTCCAAACTGCCACAGACACCACATTTTCTATGGTCCGTACAGAAAAAAATCGGAAGAATACGGATTTGTGATACCGTTAGCACCACATTTACATGAATTTACACCCGAAAGCGTACATGGGAACCCGAACAAGGGATTGGACTTAAAACTTAAGCAGATGGCACAGAGATATTTTGAAGAACACTACGGGACAAGAGAAGAGTTCATACAGGTGTTCGGAAAGAACAGGTTGTAACTAAATAAATATAGATTCATGTGGCACAGGAACTATTAACAGGTTCTAACGCATATCATCTCACCCATTCGATATGCACAGCACAAGATATTGTATCACGGCCGGAGAAGCCACACTCCGGCAGGAAGGAGAAAAGCGGTGGGAAAGAATAGAGAGATGGCAGAAAGCTATTTTATCCGAATACCGGATGGACATAGAAACGCAATACAACGTCCGTACAACATGAATGTTGATAGAATCTTTCGAAGAATGATAGAGCATGCGAACAACAATGGTGACTGTATTGTGAATATTGGAGATGGTGTATTTAGACCGATTCCGGGTGATCCGGTAGATGAAAAAGCATTCCATGAATACATTGGGAAAGAATTACATAGAGCAAGAGCAATCCAGTATAAACGACTCTGCATGAAGCAGACGTTTGAGAGTTGGAAAAAGATAGGTAGGGATTACAATGCATTACATTTTGATGGTGAAAGGCAAGTTGAATAACATGAATGATTATATCCGTGCACTGAATACCAACAGGTATAAAGGAGCGGATATGAAGAAAGATAATGAATCCCGTGTGATACAAGCCATATATGAGCAATTTGGAAGATTGCGAATAACAAGAAAGGTACGGATGCATTACCGATGGTATGAACCGGACAAGAGACGAGATCTGGATAATGTGAGCGCATTTGGACGAAAGTGCATCCAAGACGCATTAGTAGATACCAAAGTCTTACAGGACGATGGATGGAAAAACATAGTGGGATTCACGGATGAATTCTATGTTGATAAGAAAAATCCGAGAATTGAGGTGGATATTGAAGAGGTGTGAGCGATTACATAAAACTTAGCAGAAAGATACTGGACTGGGACTGGTACACAGACGTAAATACATGCCATCTGTTCTTGCACATGCTATTAAAAGCGAATTGGAAAGACGCAAGCTATCGTGGCGAAGAGATAAAAAAAGGATCATTTGTTGCATCGATAGACAAATTGGCAAAAGGAACAGGAATGAGCGAAAGCAAGGTAAAGACAGCATTAAAGCACCTGGAAAAGACGGGAGAAATCACATGCAAAAGTACCAACCGATATACCGTATACACGGTGAATAACTACGCAAGATACCAGACCGAACAGAAGAATGAAAAAAAAGATAAGCCGACCAGACAGGAAGAAAAGCCGGAAAGAGACGATGGATCCGTTGAAGCTGTCATAAAAGCTTGGAACGATTTGGAAAGCTACGGGATAAAACCTGTAAAGAAGATAGAAAAGACCTCTAAGAGATATCAGAACTTGCAAGCGAGGTTAGAAAGCAACGGATTGGAAGAAGTCTTGAAAGCTGTGGATAACGTGAAGAAAAGCAAGTACTTACAAGGGAAAGTGAAGAACTGGAAGATAACATTCGACTGGTTTGTACTCCCGAACAACTTCACGAAAGTGTCTGAGGGACAGTACGAGGATAGCGGAAAAGAGAAAAAAGGATTTAATAATTTCGATGGCCGGAACTATGACATGAATGATTTGGAGAGAAAGCTTATTACATAGGAGGAAGAAACATGGCAAAACCGGATGGATGCACTTATCCAAACTGTTTTATCTGTCCTTTGGCAGACTGTAGTTGGGCGAGTGCTAAAGCTGAATTACCAGGAGAAACAAAGAAAAAGCGGAGAATAGTAAGACGTAGCAAAAAGAACGTTGTTCGGAGGTGACTTTGTGACAAGATAGGAACAGGCTATTGAGGATTTTAAACGAAAATCACATTATGCGGATCCGTTTGAATACTTAAAGCAGAAGAAACAGGAGGAAAGTAAAAATGAGCAAAAGCAATATATTGGAATTAGCTAAGAAATTAGTAGCAGCTATCGAAAAAAGAAGACCGGAAGCCGGAAAGACAATTGAAGTTGCCGGTATTAACTGGCTGGTGTTGGACAAGCTTGAAAAAGGATATTTTGCAATTTCGGAAGATTTTTACGGAAGAGACAGAGAGTTTGATGATAATTGCAACGATTGGAAATCCAGTGATTTGAGAAATGAGTTAAACACTCATCTCCGAAAAAAGATTGAAAGTGAATTAGGGACAGATTCACTGGTCGAGTTTGAACGCAATTTACTTTCGTTAGATGGTCAGACGGAATATGGAACTTGCAGAGATTATGTTTCACTTATTTCCGTAGATGAATACAGGAAGTATAGAAAGTTCCTGCCGAATACGGATAAATGGTGGTGGACGCTTACACCAAACAGCACGTCTTGTAATAATAATGGCACCTATGTATCGGTTGTTTCTCCGTCCGGTAACATCATCGGCAATTCCTACAACTTAAGTGATGGGGTGCGCCCAGTTTGTATCTTTTCCTCTTCAATCTCTGAATGTTGAAAGCGACCAGCATGGATTTATATAGAAAAATTAACGAAAGAGGTAATGAAGTGACAAGACAGGAACTGGAAGACAAAGAGCAAGAGGAATATCTTGCGGAGTGGTTAAGAAAAAAGAAAGAGAAAAAGAAGAAATTTAATTTTAGGAGGAACAAAAGTGGGAGAAGTAATAAAAGCTTATAAAGGATTTAATAAAGACATGACTTGCAGAGATTTCCAATATGAAGAGGGGAAAGAATACGAAGAAGAAAGAGCCGAAGCGTGCAACTGTGGATTTCATGCATGCGAGCATCCGGTAGATTGCCTTGGATATTATGATCCGGCACATAGTGTATATCATGAAGTCGAACAGAGTGGAGAGATATCGAAAAGATCTGATGATACGAAAGTAGCATCTACGAAGATTAAGATTGGGGCAAGAGTGAGCATTGCCGGATTGGTACAGGCTGCTATCGAATATACGAAAGAAAGAGTTAAGCCAGAAGCAGAATCTAATGAGGACTACGGGGCATCCAGTGCGACAGGCGACTACGGGGCATCCAGTGCGACAGGCAACTGTGGGGCATCCAGTGCGACAGGCTACAAAGGAAAGTCGGCAGCAGAAAACCCGAATAGCGTAGCGGTTGCTTGGGGGCCAGAAGCAATGGCAAAAGGTGTAAAAGGATCCACACTTGTTCTTGCGGAATGGAAACGGATCGATAATGATGCATGGTACTGGAAAGAAGAAGCGTGGTATTTCATAGGATCGTTAATGGTTCGTGTGGATGGCGAAAAAGTAAAAGAAAACACATGGTACACATTAAAGAATGGTGAACTCGTGGAGGTAGAAGATGAATAAAAAAGAATTGTTAGGAGCAACTTTTGAAGAGGAAAACCAGAAAGACAAAGCAATGCTGAAAGATATTCCGGTTGGAGGGAAGTTTGATACAGGCATTGGAAGATTTATTGTCTTGGATCAAAAAGGAGATTGCACAGCGGTTATCACAGAGGGATTATACCATAACCAAGAAGAATTTGATGGTTATAGTGCGAATTATTCATTATCAAAACTAAGAAAGCATTTTTATAGAGGAATTTATCCGGCATTCTTAGAAGAATTCGGTGACGAGAATCTTTGCTATACACCAGCAAGTCTTATATCGGTTGATATGCAGAAAAAATACGGCTCTATAGATGACAAAGTCAGACCACTGACATTTGATGAAGCAAGGAAATATAATGATCTGTTAGTAAATAAATGGCTGACAAATTGCTACTGGACATGCACGCCTTGGAGTACAAAAGAGAGAGGATGTGGGCACTTATTAGCGATTGTCACACCGTCCGGTCGCATTAACTACACACGATGTGACTATGGCAAAGGGGCTCGCCCATTCTGCATACTAAAATCTAACATCTTTGTATCTAAAATTGAGGAGGAATAAACAGTGAATAGAAAAGAAGTATTAGAAATCCGTAAACAGTTCACACCGGAGAATTGTGCGATAACCCGTATAGCCGGATGCTACGTGGATGGAGAAAAAGAGAAACGGATGGAAAGAGAAGAAGCGTTTCTTTCGCTGCCGGAAGAACAGGCATTTAAGTATTTTGATATTTTCAAGAAGACCTTATCCGGAAAAATCGGAAAGAACTTGTTGAACCTGGAATACAAGCCGAAAGAAAGTAGGAACAGTGACCCAGAGGGCGAAGAACATGAACTGTTAATGAATCTGAGAGAAAGCAAACTGAGAGACCCGGCATTGTTAGATGAATTCTATGAAAAGATTCTTACGTCTTATGACTGTGCTGAGAATTACTACATCGTGCTTATCCATGCAGTATATGACGTACCTGGAAAGACATCGGACGGAGAAGAATTGGAGGATGCATCTGAGGAAGTATACGATTTCATTCTTTGTTGCATCTGCCCGGTGAAACTTTCAAAAGCCGGTCTTACTTACAACGGGAAAGATGAACGGATGGAAGAGAGAACCCGTGATTGGGTAGTAGATATGCCGGACAAAGGCTTCTTATTCCCGGAATTTAACGACCGACAGACGGATGTACATAGCGTACTCTATTACACACGGAAGTCTGCCGAGGTACAAGAAGAAATGGTTCGTGAGGTACTTGGAATTGATTTGGTTGTATCTGCCGATGAAGAGAAAGATAAATTCGGTAAGTTGTTAAGTGATGTATTTGGAGAAGATGCAGACTGTAAGATTGTGAAAGACATCTATGAGGGCGTTATCGAAGAGATGGAACGCCATGCAGAAGACCTGGAGCCGTACAAAATTGATAGGAACGAACTGATAAAACTGACCCTGTTGGAGTCAGATTTGGAAGCTTATCCGGGCATGTTTG